GTTTCAAGGTTTGCGAGCGAGCGAGGATCAAAAGACTGAAGAAGTGGAGTTGTAGAGTTAATCTCATCTCTTTCAAAAATCTGAGGCGGCTCAACCACATAAGGAACTACCGACACCCCAAGGTTCACGGCTTTCGCCGGATCTCCTCTTGCGCCAAGATCAGCCATCTTACCGCCTTTTGCTATTGTTCTCCATCTTATTTCAGTCGCAGGGCTCATAAGCTTTTGAGACCCGAAAACATTTTTTAAAAAAAACGGTTCATCCTTTAGCAGTTCAATATATTTTGTTAAAAATTGCCAAAGTGGGTTATATACTGCTGTTGTAGCCATATTCAATCACTTCCCTTTTTTAATCCGATTCTCTTGCAATTAGAAAAATATTTTTCCTAGCGAGAATTGCCTTGAGATCCACGGTAGGTTCAATGACCATTTGGTCATCATACAATTCTCCGGATAGCAAGACTAATACAAAAGCATTCGCTTGAGTTGTTGTAATAGCTTCGAGGGTAACTGCGTCCACGGCGCATGACGTATCTACAAAATACGAATAAGTTACGACTGCGGTCGCTGCGGTTGTGAGTGAAGCCGCATAAGTTATTATACCTGTGCTATAAGCTACAGTATAAGCTGTAGTGACGGCAGAAGTGTAACCTATCGACCCGTATAAAATATCGTCTTGAGAAAGTGAATAAGCTAATGTTGTATCGGTGCCGGTAAATGTATTTGTTCCTGTTGCGACCGCTACCGCGTAATTAGTGCCATTGGTCGAAAAATATAAATACGAATAAGCTGGCAACGCTGTGGAAGTTGCAACGGGCACAAGTGCCGTAAAATTTGCAAATCCTAAACTAACAATTAAGCCAAACACAATTATAAATATTATTTTTTTCATTTTTTACCACCTACCATTTTTTGCGCTGCCGCCTCAATATCAGCTATTGTAATATCTTTTTTGGGGGCTGTGTCATTTACCTGAACCATTTCGGATAAGTTAAGTTCGACCATTTTTTCAAGCACAGAATCAAAAAATTTCTTTTGTTCAGGCATATTTATAAGCTGTTCTGAAAACTGCTTAACAATAGCTGGAGTTCTGTGCTTGTTTTGAATCCAATCGTTTTCCCATGCTTTAATTTCAAGCAGGTTCTTTTCTTTTAGAAATGTTTCGTTTAACTGTTTTGCCTTATTAAGTTCTGTAGTGCTTTCCTCAAGAACTTTTTTAGTTTTAGATATTTCCTCGGAAAGTGTTTTTATTATGCTTTCCTTTTCAAACATTTGCTCCGACAATTCTTTGAATTGTTTACGGCTCTCTGCTATATCTATTCGCTGCTGTGATATAAGTTCGTTAAATTCCATTTTATTCACCTCGTTGTTTGCAATCATTAAAGTTCTTACGTTTTCAGCCTTTGAATCCGTAAGCAGTATTTTTTCCATGTCCGGTAATGCAGGTGTATTGGTAAGCGCAAGTTTTAGTAAAACCGGCCCGACACTTTTACCGGTTTTTTTGTCATTGTAATTTTCTGAATATGTGGGGCTAAAATATAAAAATTTCTGCACCTCGACAAGCTCTTTCCCAATTTGTGTATATTCAAGCACGGCTTCGAGACCTTTTTCGCTGATACGTAAATTTTGTACTTTACCGTAACTGCCGTGCTCCGGCGTGTGTTCGATATCAATTGATATATCATAATCCGGTATCTTATTTTTAAAGTTATTAAATATTTTTTCGACAAATTCTTTGTTAATATCAATCCAACCATACCGTTTATTGAAAAATTTTGTGATAGGCAAAATTAAATTCCATTTCAAATCGCATCACCTCAATCTTTGGATAAATCTTATATATTGTGCTTTGTCTGTATCTCTAACATTAGTAGCGGTTAAGTTTTCTTTCGTGATATTTTTCAATTTTCCTGCTTCGAAATCAAATACCGGGAATAATGTGCTCCTGCAATTAACGTGCAACGGTGGAGTATTATTCGACAATAATCCAAGATCATTTTTATCTATCATCAATCCGTCTCGCTCACGACACATTGGTGACGTTAAACCGTCCAACACTGCAACGAATTTATATCCTACAATTGATGGCTCTGTATAGCTATCCGCAATGTTACCCAAACTATAAGCCCGCGTAGTTTCAGTTCTTGCAATTGCGTGTATTCTGCTTTTTGAAAAATCGGGTAGTAAAGCTTTTAATGCACTTTCTTCGGTGTATTTTGTGCCTGATTTTGCCACCTTAATAGCCCCGTCTTCAACTATTTTTTTGCTAATCCTTTGAACTTCGTTCAAAATAGCCTGTTCCTGCACATGCGCAAGTTCTACCGCATATTCTTCGATAAATTGAATAGCTTGCGGGTGTGGTCTAAACATCGTTTCAAAAATTCTTTTATCAATAGTTTGTTTCCGGAAGTAAAGCTTTAAAATATCTTTGTCGTATTTCCATATCCCAGCAATAACCCTTGAAGGTTCATCAAACATGTCCGCAAGTTCTTTTTTTAACAATAACTTGCCTGACGTTCGCGATGAAACCAAACCATATATATAAGCCTGTTCCATCCCTGCTTTCAAAGCACCTACAATTTCATCAATAAATTCATTATGTGAACTACCAAATTTTTGGATGTTACGTATTGCTTTCAGATATGCCCTTTTCAACAGTCGAAGTGTCCGCACTTCCACCCGTTGAAACGTCAACGCCAGTGCCCTTGGGCTCGTCATATATACCCCCTCCCACAGGCTCAACATCACTATCCGGTATTTTAAGTGATTCCCTCAAATATGTTTCAGACGGATCTACAATTCCAGACCGGATTAAAATCTCAAACATTTCGGCTAACATCTTTTTTTCGGCAATATCAGATTCGTTAATTATTGCAAACTCTCCATAGTTTTCTACCGCTCCAAAATTATATTCTATAGTTCTTACCAGTAACTGATCTAATATCTGTTTTGATAACACCTCCGCTAATGACATTATATTCATGCGGAATAATTGATATTGATTGGACGATAAAGCGTAAGAACCGGTATTGTTGTTAGTTACCAACAAATTAGGCACAAATAGCCCGGTAAGCATAGATTCATTGCAAAACTTTATCATGTTTATGTAAGATGTTGACATATCCCCGCCCGTCTGGAGCAATGTCACATCAGTATTTAATGGAATAGCTATACCTACATTGTTAAACCACTGTGATAAAGCAGTCATCGCGGATTCGGGTTCTGCGGTCTTGGCTAAAATAGTAGGTATCCCAAATTTACGCATTGCAATAACAGAATCTTTTTTAAGTTGTAATTTCGTCTGAAAATACGAATATGCACTTCTTAAAATAGATTCACCATATAACCCTGCGCCACGTTTTAATATCAACGTTTTTTCGGGTGGTATTAATATTTTTACACCCTTAGATGTTATATATTCTATATTAATTTTGTCGCCCACGAACTTAAAAACACAAGACAAAGGATCAAGTATAGTTATCTTTTTGATATTTGCTTTTTTATTTTTCATTTCCCACACAATTTCAGCAGGAGCATACCCAAACACTAAAGCATTCTTGATCATTTGCTCCAAAGTTATTTGAAAATCCTCAACAAGATTTTCTGTCCAGTACTCAAGCGCAACTCCGATGGTAACATCATCATTGTGATATTCTCCGATAGCATTAATTATTGACCCCGAAAGATATTGAATGCCGGCTTTTATAACTTCATCACGTTGTTCCATTTTTTCGTATTCCGAAAGTGCTATGTCGGTGACGTTCATTATATAATCCGTAAAATTATATGTAGAATCTCTGATTCCTACAAGTTGTTGAGTTTTAATATCGGGCATTTTCCCGCCTCCCTAAAAGCAAATAAACTTAACTAAAATGCAGCCCATTCGCCTTGCTGTTTTGTCCCTGTGTAAATTGCATATCTCAAAGCGTCCATGGCGTGATCCTGAAACTTCACGGGCTCGTCAAGGACGTTATCATCTTTGTCTTTCTTGTATTTGTAAACTTGTATTTCCTTCAGCAGGTTAGTGCATTCTCCGGAGATGTGCAATTTGTTTCTCTTCACGGCGTCTATACCGTCTTTTACCCGTTTATCGGCAGGATAGACATTTAACCCTTTCCTGCGAATCTCTTCTATTCGAGCCGGTTCAGCCGAATCAGCGTATATGTCTTCGTGCTTCTGTACTTTTTTTTCTAAGACTGACATTAAATCTAAATTGGTAAGTCCCGTTTTATAAAACTCCTCTAAAATATAAATCTGTTTGTCGCAAACTCCAACCTTGATAAGTGCAGTCGGGTTATTATATCCAAAATCTAAGCCCCAAAAAACTTTTTCGAAATCTTTGGGTATCTTCGCAGTTACTTCCCAGTTCGTATAAACAAGATTCCCTAACAATCCCCATTCCCCGTGAGCATACACTTGATAATATATTTCGTCTTGTTTTTTTAACTCTTCTAACACTTTTTTATATTCATCATCAATAAACTTATTATCTTTGTAAGTTGTTTTGAGAATAAAAGAATTTTCGATTGTTGAATCAAAAAACCTTTTTTTAATCCAATTTAGTGCCGAAACGGGGTTAAAAGTTAGTGTTATTTGTCTAGGGTAATTTGTGCGCCCGCGCAACCTTAAAT